TTTCAATACTATCTAGGCTCAAACTCAGCTAAGTCGAAACCATCTAAACTATCCTCGTTTGATTCAAAATCAACAGGTGGTAGATTATTCTTTCTCTGCTCAATCAATTTAGATTGCTGAGTATTTTGAATAGAGATTCGCTTGTCTTTAGCCTTCTCCTTTTCATCCTCTCTCTGCTTTAATGACTGAACTTCCATTCCTCTTAGTTGCATCTGCATATCGAACTCAGTCTGCATCAACTGCTGTTTTAATACAGCCTCTTGCTTCATCTTCTCAATCTCGAATGCGACTTCAGCTTGCTTTAACTGCATCTTTGCTTGAGACTCTGCTTGAATCTTAGCCATAGAAGCTTCAGCTGCCATCTGCTGTGATTGAAGGTTTTGCTGAGCAGCCATAGCCTGCTGTTGCATTTGTAGTCTCTCTTCTCTATCCTGCTTCTTAACTCGTTTAACCTTAAGGAGCTGATTAGCCAATTTGATATTCTTAATCTCACGGATATCAATCGCATCTTCAAGGTTAATATCGCCTTTAGATAATGCAATCTGAATGTTTTGTTCGAGCTGTGCTTTCTCTTCTTCATCAGGAGCAATTTCAATAAATATTCCAAAATCGTAAATATAAAGGTCCTTAATTTCATTAAGAATCGAAACATTATACTTACCAATTCTATTTGCAAAGTCATCCTTAAAATCAGCGTACTGTAAAATGTCTGCCACACGATAAGTAAGAGCTTCTGACAACGAACGGAAAATATATAAGCTTGCTTCTAATATGTGACGAGTTGCAGTATTTGAATTTAACGCTGCTAATTTTTGAACGCCAACTAAAGCACGTGGGTCAGGCATAGAGCCATCTCTAGCTTCATTAAGTCCTGTGACAGAACGAAGCATATCCATATAGTGATTATAGTTAGCAATAAGTGTTTGTAACTTAGAAGTACCCGTGCTTCCTGCAATAGCTTGAATTGGAACTCTAGCATTATTGAACTCACCGTCCTGCGTATAGCTACGGCCAATGACACTACCTGTTTGGAAGTATAATCTAAGAGCGTCCTCAGGATTATATGCAGCACCCGTTCCAAGGTCAACTTCATTAAGACCATCGGCATCAATGAATACACCATCAGGAACTGTTCTAGCAATTACCTGTTGCATTTTAAGGTGAGTAATCTGAATCAAGTCAGCAAATGGAATCATTCTACGAACCAATGATTCAATAACCCCCTTATACATTCGTGGAGCTACCGCAACATAATTTGGTATTGCGTGCTGTGAAGAAGACTGAGGTCTAACCATGTTCTCACACATCTGCCACTTAAGCAAGATGTTTGTTCCCATAACCATAACGCCTTCATACCATACGTCGATGACCTTCTCCATCTTCTCGAACTTGCCCTCCTCCATCATATCTGCAGGTGGGTTAAAGCTGTCATCTTTTTCAATTACTCTAGTTCCTCCGTTCTCTAAAAACTTCTTCTTATAAACAACCTTTTTAGTTGTCTTATAATTAAAGTAAAGAAGAGTACAGGTATCTCTATAGAATAAGTCATTCTCATAGAACTGAGCTACATTATAATAGTCATACCAACTTTGGCTGTACTTTGAGATTTCTTCTAAATCTTCACGTGTTAATGATTGGTCAATCTTTAAAGTTTCTGTGATAGGAACTGTCTTAATCTCTCCCCAATAAAAACAATCTTTGAAGTATGGGTCTTCTGTATAGCTATATACAATGTTTGCAGGGTCTACGTATGAAACCTGTACGCCTGCTCCCGGAAGGAACTCGTGTTTAGCAACAGAAATACCTAATACCGTAAGGTCATAATCTAATCTCTTACGTAGGTCTAGATATTTATTTTCTTCTAATATAGTATTGATAGCCTCCTCTTCTGCAATCTCAATAGCAGGTTTGTAGTTGAGTTGCATATACAATGATAGTTCCTCATCAGTTTCAGGAAGTTCTTCAGAATCCATTACAAATGGGTCAAAACCGGTCTTCTCCTTGATTTTCATCAAAGGCTGCTTAGCAATCATCTGTCCTTCTAGGATATCTTGATACTTGCTTCTCTTTGCTTGTGACATTGCATCCTGTGCATACGCCTTAACCTTAAACATACGGTCAGACATACCATTAACAACGATGTCAACAAACTTTGGTAGAATTGGAACAGGAGTCCAATCAAGGTTTAAGTATGATAGGTCTCCATCAATAGCGAGTTCATTCTTATACTTAGCAACTGACTGCTCGCCACGTGCATATAGTCTTAAACGATGGAAATCTCTCCATTGCCCATAATATCTACAATTATTCCCGTCCTTACGAAACCACTCGTATTGGATAGCTTGCCCTATTTGGATGCCAAATTCTGCAGTGTTCTTTTCTGCGTCAGAAACAAATTGACTCGGAAATGCAGTTGAGGGTACGTTTACTTTTACTTCTTTCATTTAATAAGTTGACTTATATTCCCATCATTACTATATCTTGCAAATTTAAGAGATATTTTTGATTCTTTTTTCTCCGGTATGTATAAGTGCTTCTGATTAGCCATAATAGCCAATCCTGAGCTAATAGAGGCATCGAATTTAGTTCGGTCAGTAATATCGAACCTAGCCCAATCGCTAAGCGTTCTAGTGAACGGCATTGAGCCCATCTCATCGGGCTGTCTATATACACCTGCAGAATCTAATCCTACATACTTCTCAATGTAACTCTCAATAGCTGATGCGTGTGATTGCTTAACATCCTCTGACGAGTTTGGCATACCACCTAACTCTCTCTCTGTTGGAGTTAATTTTGTATAGTGCTTATCAGGTCTATTGATTGAAAATGGACGATACCCACGATTCTTAAAGTGATAGAGCAAACGAGGTTTATTGTTCTCAATTAGAATTGGCATACCATAAAACACACAGGCCATAAGCACCTCTTCAAAGAATATCTCTGCTGTCTGAGGACGTGCTATATATTCTAAGAAGAACTCATTAGCAGGACCCTCATCCATATGAAACTTTGTCATACCATGAAGAGAGCCATTAGAGCCTCTACCACCTACTACTGCGGATATGTCATACGGGTCACATCCAAAGCATCCCATGTGCTCATTGCCCGGGTACTTAAGGCCATTCTTCTCAAATACTTTATTTTGAAGATGTGCAGGGGGAACCCAAGACACTAGGAATCTTCCGTTCTTATCAGGAGAGAATACAACCTTGGTATCCTTTATACCATCCTTCCAATGGAAAGACCCACGTGTTAGGTAGTGCTCACTTATCAATGCATCATTGTAGTCAATCTGCTGATATATCTTAGTTAGATTAAATAGAGATGACTTGCTCTCATCACGGAATGCATGAGACTCAGTTCTAGGGAACTGACGATAAAATTCATTAAGCGCATCAGCATCTCCCTTAAGTGAGTCAACCTCTGCCTCCCAATAGTCAATAGCTCCATTAGTAATCCAATTTCCATCAACACCTCTAATTTTATCAAACGGCTTTCTAAATACAGGCATACCGTGTATGTCTATAAAGCCCTCCATATTCCACTCCATAGGAATGAACAATGCATAGAGTCCTGACTTGGTCTGACCATTCGCATTACGAGTTGTTACTCTTGAATCCTCGTAGAGCTTCTTGTAGTTCTCACCACCCTTGCTAAGCGCATTAGATGTAGAACCCATCATACACTTACCAATAATCTTAGAACCCAAACGCAAACACGTTTTAGTTACACGCCAATTGTTTAGAATGTTATTCGGCTTTACCCACTTAGCACTTTCATCGTGTGCTAAGAACTTTAACTTCTCACCATCGTAAGAGTTCTCCTCTGTATTTTTCCAGTCAATGGTTGTGTCGAGACCTGTAATCTCGTTATCATCCACGTCATGCATATTCTTCTTGGTAATCTTTGCAGCGGGTACACGATAGGCAAGCTCTGTCTTTGGCTTATCCATACCATCCATAACAGGCTTGAAAAAGAAAGGTAAGTTACTATTAATAGGAACAACCTTATCAGTGAACATCTTCTTAGCATCCGAACCCGTCTTTGATAGCATACCAACCCTAGCATCTTTAGCGAGAGTTGCAATATTTACACATTCCGATGATGACATAAATGAGAACCCGGAACGACGTATCTTGAGATATATCATACCAAAGCTTCTTGGGTCTGCCATACAAGCTTCCCAAAATATAAAGAATATCCTATTGGCCTCTCGATAGTCCGGGTAACCGATATCAATCTTAGACCACTGAAGGTACATATAGTGAGAGCCTGTTATATATGTAGGCTTTCCATTATTCATAAACCAACACCCCTGCTCCCTGTAGTCAAACTCCTGCTCAATGTAATCAACCCATCTGTTTTTAAATTCAGTAGGCATATCATTCCATTGAAATATAGATTGAATGCGAGTTAGGTCCTTAGGCATATCAACTCTCTCCCAATACTGCTCAGATGGTTTGGAGTGTCTTTGAAGACACTTTTCAGGTACTGCAGGAAGTGCAACTCTTAATCCTTGTATATCTACTATCTCTCCGATTCTACCCGTCTTAGATATAACAACTATATCGTAGTCTTCGTTGTACCCATATGTCCAAGACCTATCGTTATTCTTTCGAGTAAACGCTGCCTTTGGTACGGCCTTGTCAACGACTTTATATAAACTACTTCCCTCCTGCACGACGTTCAGCGAATCCTTGTTTAGTATCTACCTTGCTAGGACCTTTATCCAATAGCTCTAAGTTTTCTCTTTCAAGCTCAATGCGATTTAAAATCTCAAACGCATCGAATATAGCAAGCTTTTTAGTTGCCGCCGCATTCTTAAGTCTATCTGCTGACAGCTCATCCTCGGGGTCATGCTTAATGATTTCCTCCTTGGCTACCTTTATCAACTGCTCAACAGCTTGCTCGCCCGCAGATATAATTCTTAGCTTTATATCTTTAACCTTACTCATAACAGAATCTTTATGTTTTGGTCTAGCATACGATACATCTTTGTATCGTTGATAGTGAACTCATATTCAGAGTCAGGTTCAAAACAAATATAATCACCTTCGTTTATGCCTTGAGATTTTAAGTACGCACTTGGGTAACGCATAATCCCCATGAGTGGCTCTTCGCTAAATGGCTTGTATATAAATGATTCAGTTGGTGGCATTG